ACGTTTGATGCGGAGTTGAATTTGAATAGAGTTGTGTCATCTTTCGAGTTGGACATAGCAGTTTTCGAGTTCGTTAACCCGCAGATGACGCAGTTCAGAGACGTCACGAAGAAGTTTATTTGCGCGAGTGATTTGGATCAGATGATGAATGCGAGTGTTGTGCTGAAAACTAGAGATGGTCTGAGGTACAGTACTGCGTATAGAGTTATGTCGCGCCAATACAGAAGTTTTAACGACTTGAGAGAATTGGACGTCTGTTGGAGGTACAAGATGAAGACCAATCTCGGAGATTGTGGTTCGCCTCTTCTAGTGACCGCAGGGCCCTACGCAGGGTATGTCGTAGGAATGCACGTCGCTGGAACTACGGATAAGACGGTTGATCCTCAGGGAATTGCCACTATGGTAACCCGAGAGATGATTGACCAATGTCTGAATCCTGAAATTCCGGCTGATGGTGAGTTTTCGGACGCTGAATTTGAACAAGAAGGCGTGAAAGAAGTCTTCGGTGATACTGAGTTTCCTAACTTGGTGAAACTGGAGAAGGCTCCGGAAGAGAAAGTCGTTTGGCTCCCTAAGAAGTCGAAATTGGCTCCGAGTTTACTCGATGGAATGTTGTCGCAGGGACGTAAGAAACACCTGCCGATCCTTACGGATTGGGATGATAGAAGCGGTGGGAGAAATCCTATCGTCGAGTCACTCAAAGATACGTTCAGCAGCAAATTCCCCGAAGTGGATGAAGAGTTGATTAGGGATGTGATGTTTGATGTGTACACTTCATACAATAAAAACCTCACATTTCCTACTGGGAGAAGACGGCTAACTTTCGAGGAGGCCTGCTTTGGAGTTCCTGGAGTGCTGAGTTCAATAAGAACGGACTCTTCACCAGGTTACCCCTTAGTGTATTCACGTAAGAAACCAGGTAAGAAGGACTTCATATGGTTTGAAGGCCAAGAGCCTAAGTTTGATCCTGACTTCAGAAAGTTGGTGATGGCCAAGCTCGAGGAGATGAAGAACTTCGACGGGGGAAACATAGATCACGTTTTCCTCGGATACCTGAAGGACGAAACCATTAGTGATAGTAAGTTGAAGGATTGTAGAATTCGAATGATTTACGCTAACGATTTGGTTTGTCTTGTGGCGTTTCGAATGGTTTTCGGGTGTATATTGGCCGCGTTCAACAACTCGTGGGCCACGACACCGATGGCGATTGGAATGAATCAGTACTCCTATGACATGCAGAACATCTACGACTGGCTGTCAGAGGTAGGTACCCGCTTCATTGCGGGGGACTACAAGAGTTTTGATAAACGAATGCATCCGGACTTCCGTAAGTTCGCTTATGCTATCATTGTCAGGCTCGCTAAGTCATATGGAGTGACTGAGAAGGAGTGCGCATTCATGGTGGCGCACGAAGTCAG